GCGCGGCCGGTCTTATGGAGGCAGTCCGCGGAGCCCTGCACACACTCCCGGATGGTCGAGTGATTCGGCCCTCGATGCTGTTGTGCGACGACTTTCAGACGCGCGAATCGGCCATGAGTCCTCTGCAGTGCTATTCACGCACAGAGGTTATCCAGAATGACCTCGTGGGCATGGCAGGCCCAGACAGTTCCTTCTGCGCTCTGGTCACATGCACGGTCATCCGGTCAGACGACGCGGCCGATAGGCTCTTGAATCCCGAGATCAATCCTGACTGGTGTGGGATCCGGCGCAAGTTCCTGCGATCCATGCCGGACGATGAGGCCATGAAACTCTGGAGTCAATATGCGGAGATCCGGTCGCAATCACTCCGCACAAATGGCGACATCCGGGACGCCACGAAATTCTACAAGAAGAACCGCAAACTGATGGACCACGGGGCAGAGGCCTCGTGGAAGCCGCGATTCGCCAAGGACCGCGGAGAGATATCAGCCATCCAGCACGCGATGGAATGGTACTATCGCAGCCGGAGCGGATTCTATTCCGAACTCCAGAACGAGCCCGAGAGAGACAGCAACGAGTCACGCGCGTGGCTATCGAGTCAGGATCTGGCAGACTGCCGAAACGTCTCACTCAACCGTGGCGTGGTTCCGAGGGGATACCATAAGCTCGTGGCCGATTGTGACGTCCAGCAGTCCCTCCTGTATTATACGGTCGCGGCCGTCAAGGATGATGGCTCGGTCCATGTTATACGCTACGGCACATACCCGGAGCAGGACGAGCCATATTTCACGCTGAGAGAGGCACGCAAGAAGCTCGGCCACAAATACCCGCAAGCCGGAGACATGGCGGCGCTGGCCCAGGGGATCACGGATTTGGCAGACTGGCTTTTTGCACAGGAATGGAAATCAGAGGACGGCGGCGTGGTCCCTCTGGAGCTGGTGGCGTTTGATGCCAGATGGAAAACCGAGATAGTTCGGCAGGCCCTCGCCCGCAGCAAAAACGCCTCACGCCTGATGGCCTACATGGGGCAGAGCTACAGGGCAGCGGACAAGCCGATCCAAGAGCGCAAGTATGATCCGGGCGCACGGGTCGGGCTCGGCTGGGTCATCACGAAACGCAAAAGCGCGGCGGATGTTCGCGGTGTTATCAGCGACGTCAATTTTTGGAAAACCAACGTCCACGATCAATTGGCCATTAAAATTGGACACCCCGGAGCCATCACCACATACTCAGGCAAGCACAGGATGTGGGCAGAGCATATTACCAGCGAATACGCCATCCAGACCGAAGGTCGCGGCCGAACGGTGATGGAGTGGAGACTCAGGCCCGGCAACGACAACCATTGGTTTGACACGATGGTCGGGTGCCTTGTTTTGGGCAGCATTCTCGGCTGCAATGTGCCCGAGATTGCAGACGGTGCGGAGCGACGGCGGAAGCGAAAAATCAAACGAAAAACGGAGGTAAGACTGTGAACCAAGCGAAGAAGCCCGGGCGGCCACTAGGAGCCAAAACACCAGACCGCGACGTGGTAGACGTGGAGCTCTCACGATGCCAGCGATGCGGCTCGACAGATCGCAAAAACTACAGTTCACGCATCGAGGTAGTGGGCGGCGGCATCCACAATGGCGAGCCATACACATCGGTAATTGTCAGGCACACTCAGTGCGCGAATCCGGATTGTGGCCAGCACAGGGTCGACAGGTTTTATCAAAATTCTATGCCCTGAAATTGAACGATTGAATTACGGCTATTGAAGTCTCTTGTGTGCTCTGCAATCCTCATGGCATGGCAGAGACTCGAGCGCAAAAAATCGAACGACTGAGAACCCTCCTGGAGTCTGGCGTATCGTCAGACTCTCAGGATGGCGCGTCCACTACGTTTGATCTCGACAGTGTCCGGACGGAACTGAGCAAGCTGGAAGCCCAAGCAGGCCTTCGCCGCAAGCGCTCGCGCGTGATTACCCCCAGAATGGACAGGCGGTAATCATGGCCATCGTTCAGAGCCCAATAGATTCAACCTATCAGGCCCTCAACCCGAAGAATCGGCGACGGTCCACGACGCGCCACGTCAGGTCGGAGGACTTCCTCCTCAACGACAGCAGGCGGCAAGCCCTCAGCGCCAACGCTCTCGACGTGTGGCGGAATATGGGGATTCTTGCGTGGGCTATTCGCAGGACGCTGGACTATTGTTGTCTGTGGGACTTTCAACCCCGAACGCAAGACGCGGCGCTGAATGCCGATCTCAAACGGCTGATGGCTCGGGACTCTGAGCCAGAGCAAATTGACACATTCGGGCGCATGGACTGGGATGATTTCCGGCGGGTCGCGGAGTCGCAAAAGCTCCTGACAGGCGACGCATTTTTCGTGAAAATCGCAGACGGAACCCTCCAGATGGTGGAGGGCGCGTATTGCCGAAATCCGGGCTTTGCTCGACGAGATCAGGCGTCGTGGGTTAATGGCGCGAAGCTGAGTCGTGGACGTGTGGTGGCGTGGAATTTCCAAGAGGAGGATCCACGCAGCGGCCAGCGCACAGACAGAGCGGTCAGGGCTGGGAGTGTGTGGCAGCATTGCCAATTCGAAGCCAGGCCGAACCTGATTCGTCCACAGTCTCCCATCGTCGCGGCGCTCAATGAGTTCCGGGATTTGGACGAGACGCTCGACCACATGCGCGCCAAGGTCAAGCTCGATCAGATGTTTGGCCTTGCCTTCGGCCGCAAGGCAGACGCGGACGCATTTGATGAGGACGATCCGCAGGCCAGCGACGCGCAGGAGGGCTCTGCGCGGGTCGTGGATTTTGGCGATGGGCCCGCTGTTTTTGACCTCGATGAGGGCGAGGAGGTTACGCCGATTCAGTCGGCGAACCCAGCCAGCAGCACGCAGGACTTTATCCGGATCTGTCTTGCGATCAGCCTCAAGGCCCTCGACCTACCCTACAACTTTTTCGATGAGGCTCATACCAACTTTTTCGGCTCTCGTGCGGCGTGGTTGCTTTTTGAAAGGGCATGCCACGCGAGACGAAAAACACAAGAACGGCTCCATCGAAAGATGACAGTGTGGAGGCTCTGGCGCTGGATCATGCCACCAGATTTAGGTGGCACAGGTGAGATCATCCTTCCCGCAGGGATGCGAGTCGAAGAGGTCGTTTTCAAGTGGGTCCCCAGAGGCGTGGCATGGTGGAAGCCACAAGAGGAATTGGACACGGCCCTCCGATCGGTCGCGGCTGGCCTCAAGAGCATGCAGGACATTTGCGACGAACACGGCTTCGGCGATTACCTCGACAACGTCCGAGAGATCCAGGCCGAACGCTCAGAACTGGCCTCAATGGGCTTCCTGCAGGACTGGAGCAAAAACGCGATGGTGGCCCTCAGAGAATCAGGCGAGGTGGTGCAATGACGTCACGACTCTGGCAGATGCGCCCGGACGCATTGCAGTACATCAATCAACGAATGGCGGCCAAGGTTGCGGGGCTCGATCCTGACACGATGGACGACTATTGGACGCAGGCCTTCGCGGACTACATGGGCATGGATGTTGCGCCGATTGAATACACAGACGACGGCATCGCGATTGTTTCAATCATCGGCCCGCTCTACAAGCGAAAAAGCGCCTTCGTCTCCAACTACAAAGCTATTGCTGAGGCTCTCGATGAGCTCCTCGAAATGGAGGACGATCACCCGCACGCGGTGGTCCTGAAGATCGACAGCCCCGGCGGCATGGTCGATGGATTGGATGACGTTTGCGCGAAGGCGGCCCAACTCGCGGAGATGCTCCCGGTATTTGCCTCCATCAACGGCATGGGCGCCAGTGCAGCCTATCGCATCGCCTCACAGGCCGGAGAGATTTGGGCATCGACTGACAGTGAGGTCGGATCGATCGGAACCTATTGGCAGTTCCTCGACATGAGTGCAGCCTACGCCAAAGCGGGCGTCCGGTCGGTGCTGCTGACCACAGGCCCCTACAAGGGCATCGGCACGGAAGGCGAGCCAATCACGGATGAGCAGCGGGCATTCCTGCAGGATCTGACCAACAAAAATAACCAGATGTTCCTCGACGACGTGGCATCTGGCAGAGCGTTTTCAGAGTCTCAGTTGACGGCCGTCAGTGATGGTCGGTGGTACCTGGCCAATGAGGCGCAGGGGCTGGGGCTCGTGGATGAGATCGGTACGCTGGACGATGTTCTCAGCTATATCCGGTCGCAAATGAAGGAGGCAGCAATGCCCAAAGTGAGATTGCGACCGGCAACGGCGCAGGCCAACGAAACCACGCCAGACGTGGTTGACACGGTCGACACAGTGGACGGCTCAGACGCGGACGAGACAGAGACCGAGGCCACGCCAACAGAGACGCCAGCAGCCCCACAGGCCAAAGGCCTCGCAGATTACATGGCGGCATTCGGCGACGCCGAAGGCGCTCGCATGTTTCTTGCCGGCAAGCCCTGGGAGCAAGCTCAGTCCGACACACTGCAGGCCCTCCGCGGAGAGCTGCAGGACGCACGCGCTGAAGTGGCTCAGCTTAAGAGCCGAATCGGCGAACTCGCCAAAAATCACCTCGGCGAAACCGAGCCAATCCAGACCGGAACCGAGGCCCGAAAGAAGTCTTTCGGCGAGGCCTGCAGACCGAAAAAGTAAGCCCGCCTCAACGTCGAGCGGCTTTCCCGAATTCACACAGATCACAGGAGTAGAATATCATGGCCGACACACTCACCACGCTGGCGGAACTGATTTTGTTCAACAGCCAGGACGTGAACCCCGCAGAGATCACGGACATCCTCAACGCATCCCCAGCGCTTGCAGCGATGCACGCGATGCAGTCGAGCAACGGCACGCTGCACAAGTACAACAAGGAGACCACGGCGCCAGTCGTCGGATTCCGCGCCGTCAACGACGGTGCCGACTACACAGCCGGATCCAGCACACAGATCAGCGTTACGCTGAAGTACCTCGACGCGAAAGTCATCGAAGACGCCGCAGAGGCCAAGGCGTACCGATTCGGCGCAGAGGCGTGGATGGATCATCGCACGAAGCGGCAGCTCCGCCAGGCCCTCTACGCGCTGGAAAAACAAATTTGGTACGGCACGGTCCACGGTGACGCCAGCGGCTTTTTGGGCATCGCCAACGATGCCAATTACAACGGGGCAAGCGATGGCCAGGTCGTGAATGCAGCAGGCACCACGGCCGGGACTGGATCCAGTGTGTTCCTGATTGCCTCGACGCCAGACGATGCGGCCTTCGCCCTTGTCGGTGCTGGTGATGCTGGAGTGTCAGGGCCCAATATCAACTTCACCATCTCCGAGACCTTCCAGTCCGTGGTCTTGGGCGCCAACAGCAAGAGCATGACGGCGATGGTCCGCGATGCTGGCGCACACCTGGGCGTGCAGGTCGGATCGAAGTACGCAGTGGTCCGCATTGCGAACCTGACGGCCGACAGCGGCAAGGGGCTGACAGACTCCTTGCTGGCTGACGCGATGGGCAAGTTCCCATCTGGCATGATGCCGACGATGATTTGCTGCAGCAGGCGGTCTCTGACACAGCTGCGAAAGTCGCGAACCACGTACAATCCGACCGGGCAGTACGCGACATTGCCGCAGGAATTTGATGGCGTCCCGATCATCACCACGGACTCCATCATCGACACCGAGACTCTCCTTGCATAGTGGATGCCTCGCCGCGCCGCCTCTCGCCCTGTGAGCCTCCTCCGGTGCTCCAGGGCGGGAGGTTCCCTTTGAGTCAACTATGAACCCCATTCAAG